GTACGGCATCAGTTTGGCCCTCCGTTTCCTTTCATCGTCAATGGACCGCTGGCGATTACGAGCCCGGTACTGAGAGCGGCGGCGATTATCTTTGCCGATTGGTCAGTCATAGGCAGGACCACGCGCAACCCACTCTGCTTGTCCACGGCGATCATGACCTTGGCGCCATCCGGCCCCGTACCGACGCTGACCATCGCCTCATCCATCAGGATTTGCATTCTCGGCTCCTTATGGCTGCCTGGCGACCCCTTGGGGGATCCGGCATGACCGGCGCGATCTGGCATTCGCAGCCTTCGAACAGCGGAGGCGTCGAGACGTTCCAGCTGGTCGTCATGCCATCGCTGCGTTCCGACCGGCCCGGGACTTCCTCGCCTTCCATCACAAAGTGAGTGCCCCGGCAGTTGTCGCCCATCTCGATGATCCGGCCCTCGAGCGAGACGCAGAACGGGTTCTCGTCCAGCCGGACCCATTCCAACCCGGTGGCGCCGGCGTAGAAGTAGGTGGCCTTGGCCATCAGGTTGGAGGTGCGGATCGTTTCCCAGGCCGCAAAGGCCGCCGGCCGTCTCTCGGGCCAGTCGGCGATGGCTTCGGTGATCGAATCAGCCGAGCCGTCGCCGGCCGCCAGGGCCGCCAGCACCAGGTTGGTCGACAGCGTGGCATGGCGTGCGACGGAGCGGTCGATGTGGTACTGCAGGCACTCATCCAGGCCCGGCGTCATGCCGACCGGCGCACCAACCTCGTTGGCCGCCAGGCCCTGGATCGCCTCGCCGATGGCGAAGAACGTCGGCGACCACAATTCGTTCAGGACCTCGGGGAAGTCCCGGTAGTAGTCCCGCAGCCATTCCTCGAAGTTGGCCGTCTGCGCCCGCTTGTCCAGAAACTTCCCGGCCGCCTGCTTGATCTCGCGCAGCTCCCGCTTCACGGCTCTCTCGCCGACGTCCTTGAAGACCCGCCGGTACGACTTGGCCACGACCAAGCGCGCCTTGGCCGCCTTCAGCTTCTCGGCCGCCTCGCTCGCCCGATCCTCACTTCCATCTGCCGCACACCTGTCCGGCCCAGCCCCGGTTACCTGGGCGGGGTGTCCTTCGGGAGGTACCGCGGCACTTTGCGGTGACGGACGCAGGCTCATCAGCCTGGCGTAATCACTGAGCGGCACCAGCGACACGCCTGCGCCTCCCCGCGCCTGTTCTGTAGTCGCAGCGCTGGGACTGCCCATCGAGATCATGTTCAGCGGGACCAAGTAGATCCCGCCGTCCTCGATCGGGTTCTGGTTCTCCAGTTCCCGGATCTCGTTGGCGTTCATCCAGCCGTTCTGGCGGGCCATGGCATAGGCCGCGAAACGGGTGGCGATGTCGCCCCGCAGCAGCCCATCCACCAGGAATTCGGCGAAGAATATCTTGGCCTCCTCCGGGCCGAGCAGCCCCATGCGCAGGCGCTGCTCCCAACGCACGCACCAGGGCCGGAGAGTGTGCACCACGAATTCGATCGCCTGGTGCTCGATGTTCGAGAAGGTGGAGTGCAGCAGGTCCTGGATCATGTGCGGCGGCATCCGGTAGATCCGGGCGATTTCCTCGACCTGCATCTGGCGGGATTGGATGAACTGCGAATCCTCCGGCGGGATGCCGATCTTCTCGAGAGCCATTCCCTCCTCGAGGATGGCGAAGCGGTGGGCCTGGGTAAGACCCTGGTGCTCCTCTTCCCAGGATTCCTTCAGGTGCTTGTAGGCCTGGTCGCTCAACGTGTTGGGGTGCAGGAGGGCAATACCCGGGATGGCGCCATTGCCGAAGTAGCGGCCTCCGAATTCCTCCATGGCCAGCGACAGCCCGACCGCCTGGCGCGCCAATCCGATCGGCGAGTAGCCGATGATCCCGTCCGGGCTCAGGCCGCGGATGTGCAGCACCTCGTATTGCCGCAGTATCTTGGGCTGGCCCCCGACGCTCTGCGGCAGCTGATATTTGTAGACGAGCTCGGAGCCTGCGTCCGTCCGGACGCGCGACACGGTCATACGGTCCGGCCGCAGCGGCCAAAGCGCTGTCACCTGGCCGGCCCCATCCAGTTCGATGTTGGCATACGAGTTCCCCCAGGTGGTGAGGTGGAGCATCGACACCTCGCGGAACTCGAAGGAGGTCATCTCCGAATTGGCCTGGTCGTGCAGGATCGGGTAGAGATAGTGATCGACCGCCCGCTTCTTGCCCTTCTCGAGTCGCTGGTACAGGACCAGCGGCAGGCTGGCGATCGTCTCGGACAGGACCCGCACGCAGGCCAGAACGGCCGTCGCCTGCAGGGCTGTTTCCGGGGAAACACTCAGGCCTGTGGCTGTGCTCCAGACGCCGCGGGAGGGAAAGTACTTGGCCTCGTTGGCCTCGGAGAAGAGCGCCTCCATGGACAGCGCCCGGCTCTGGAAGGCCTGCCGCAGGATGCCAATCAGGTCCTACCTCCCTGCGGCGGCCGCCGAGGGGGGCGGGGGCCTTTAGCGCCGAGCAGACCAACCAGCAGCAGCAGCGCGCCCACCACGCTCAGCGAGAGCGCCGGCGCCACCAGCCACAGGCCGATGCCGAGGAGCAGGATCCCGATGAATACGAGGATGTCGAAGAGATCCATCAAGGCATGTCCCCTTCACCACAGCCACACCCGCAATACCCATCCGTCATTGACGACTCCTACAAAGCAAGAAGTCCGCGACTTTCGTACACGGATCCGGGCTCGCCCTGGCCATGCCGGACCGCACGGTCGAGGGCCATCAAGCCGGCAACAATGCCGTCGATCTTCTCCCGGCTCTTCTTCTTGTCCGGCTTGACGTTTCCCGCCGGATCCTGGGAGACCGCCAGGTTGTCGGCCATCCAGCGGAGCACCGGGTTCCCGCCGTGCCGCAGTTTCTCATCCAGGACCAAGCGCAGGAGCTCGGCCATGGGCGGGCTCATCGAGACGAAGCCCTGCCCGAAAGCAATCATGCTGAAACCGCTGCCCTCGAGCTGCTGGCTCATCTGGAAGGCGCCCCAGCGGTCGAAGGCGATCTCCCGGATGTTGAAGCGCTTGCCGAGCTCTTCGACGTCCTTGGCGATGAAGGCATAGTCGATCGCATTCCCTTCGGTCGCGGTGATCAGCCCCTGGCGCACCCACAGGTCGTAAGGCACCCGATCGCGCCGGGCCCGATCGATCATGTTCGCCCTTGGGATCCAGAAGTGCGGCAGCCAGATGTGCGGATCGCCTTCTTCCACCGGGGGAAAGTCGAGCAGGAACGCGGCCAGGTCGCTCGTGCTGGCCAGGTCCAGGCCGCCATAGCACTCCCGGCCCTCGAGGCTAGCCAGGTCGATCTCGATGCCACAGCGATCCCAGGTCTCCATCGGCAGCCAGCGGGTCTCCTGCGAGGTCCAGAGGTCCAGATGCAGTCGCTGGAAGGTGTTGGCGTATCCCGGCGCCTGCTTGGCCCGCTCTGCTTCAGTCCGCAGGTAATCGAGCTTGATGGTCACGCCCAGGCCCGGGTTCGCCTTCTTCCAGACTTCCTCGTCGAGCCAGTCATCATCCTCGCCGGCCGCCCGGATATAGGCGAAGAAGCTGTCATCCTGGATGATGCCTTCCAGGACCTGCCGGGCGTACTCGTGCTGCTCCCAGCAGATGCTCTCGCGGTCAAAGCCGGCGGTCGTGATGGCCACGACCAGCGGCTGCCGGCGCGAGCCCGTGCTGGTCAGAAGGACATCCCACAGTTCCCGGTTCGGCTGGGCATGCAGCTCGTCGAAGATCACCGCGCTCGCGTTCAGGCCATGCTTCGTAGGGGCATCGGCGCTGAGGACGCGGTAGACACTCTTGCTCGCCGGCACGACGATGGAGCGCTTGTAGACCTCCGAGCGCGAGAGGAGATGGGGCGAGGCCTCCACCATGGTCTTGGCCAGGTCGTAGACGATCGCCGCCTGGTCCCTGTCCGATGCCGCGCTGAACACCTCGGCGCCCGCCTCGTCGTCCATGTAGAGCATGAAGAGGGCGATGCCAGCGGACAGAGTCGACTTGCCATTCTTGCGGGGGATCTCGATATAGGCGACCCGGTAGCGCCGCGTGCCATCGGCGCGCTTCCAACCGAAGAGGGGACGGATGATCTCATCCCGTTGCCAGGCTTGCAGCAGGAACGCCTCGCCGGCCCACTCGCCTTTGACGTGGGTCAGCAAGCGCTCGAAGAAGGCAACGGCTAGGTCGGCCGCGGCCTCGTCGAAGTGGAACTCGGCGGCCGGCTTGGGCCTTGCCTTTGCATGGGGAGCCGCTTGCCTCTTCGTCACTTCTTCTCGTTCGCTTTCTCAAATAGCAGATCGGCGAGGCTCATCTGCTCCATATCGGACGCCTTAGCCTTTGACCGGCTGGAGGGCGTCATCCCGAACTCGATGAGGAACTTGCGCATTTCCTCTTTGGCGTTCTTGGCGATCGCCATCCAGGGACTCGCCTTGAGGGTCCCGTTCACTCCATAAACCACTTCGCCCTTCTCTGTGATCTTCCTCTCAGCACGCACCCATCGAGCCCAGGCCTGGCAGTAGCCGGCAA